AAAAGTTATCATTTTGTGCACCAGCAGGTTTAGCAGTAAACATAATAGATGATGATTTTAAATCTCTACGAGGATCATGTCCGAAACCTTCACTTGGTCCTAGTATTGGACGTAGTATAGCTGCTCTACTTGGTGTACCTCCACCAGTTAATGTAGCACGTGCAAAATCATAATCTCTCCCAAAACCAGAATCACTTATTACACAATTCATATCAATTTTTCCAACAGTTGTACCATTAAGTGTAACAGTTCCAGAGGCACCAGTTCCATTACCAGTTATTGTTAATGTTGGAGTACTACTATAACCAGCACCAGGATCAATAACTTCAACACCAATAACTTGTCCTGGTACAGCAGTTTTTCTTATTTTTGCTTGATCCTGTTCAGCTGAAATAGTTGCGGTACTAGAATCAAAAACTCCAACTGGCATAAAACCAGATGATAAAAATGAAGCAACTTTAACCACAGTAAGTTCATATAGATATTTCCAAATATATCCATCAGCAGTTTTAAATGGTTCATGTACACCAACTTGTTCAGTAGCAAAATTTGGTTTGATTGTTGATGGTTGTGCAACACCAGATGCATTTCTATTATTTGCTAGACAAATGTAAATATGTTGATCCTCAGTAATTACATAATATGGTTGAATTGGATATCCAATTTGTGTATCACTATAAGCTGAATATACTGTTCCACTAATCCAATTGTTTCTAGGAACAGTAAAAGTCATATTTGTTTCAGAAACTTTAATTATGGATTCAAGGTTATATCTTGCCTCTTGTTCATCTCTTTTTACTCTAACAGGATTTATAGTATCATCAGAAGCGCTATCATATTGATCACTTTTACCAATACCAACATAAAAATGATTATTGTCAGAAGTGTTTATTATTTGTGTATGTAACAATTCTGCAAAATTAAATTTTAAAGCTTCTGTTGCTATAGCTGGCATGATATTATTCCTATATTTCTATTTTTAACGCTTTTAATTCTACATTGATGGTAGCAGCACCACCAGTTAAGTTTTTAACTTGAACTTGAATACCAGTTGCATTACTTGAATCAGTATAACCAAGTATACCTGGTGTAATTCTTTCAGGTACATTAGCAGTAGCGACAACTTCATGTATTAAACCAGGTGGTGCAGGAGAAGCTAACTGTCCTCTACCAAAGTCAGCTACTCTTGAATCCGAATCAGTATATATTTTTATGTAAGCATTTTGATCTGATTTAATTGTATGTAATATAAATGAATTACCCACATTCGGAAATTTAAGTCTATCACTATCAGAACCACCTAATGCAATACTTTTACTTTCAGTGACTCTAGTTCGCATATCATATAATTCTGTAAAATTAGAATTAATTTTTGTACCAGCGGTTCTTAATGTATCGCCAGTACCATCATTAGCTGCACTTCCTGTTGATATTACTTCTTTTGCCATATTTTACTCTTAATTTAATTAATTATTATTTATACTACCTAGTATGCAGAATCACTTAAATATGTCGTAAACTTATCATCGTCCATAGTTTCAATTGTTATTGAGAAATCCGGTCTTGCATTAGCTGGTGTTAAACCGGTATCACTATCATCAAATGTAAATGAGTTTGGTGTTACAATTTCTGCAATATTACTGTATATTTTATTCAAGCTCTGTGATACCATAGATTGTATATTGATTATTTGTGCTCCATAAGGATCAACTCTGTATGTATCATTTGTTATATATGTTGTATCTCCACCAGAGTCTAGAAGTATTGTGAGTTCTCTAAATGGAATAGTTGGTGCAACATCTTGGGATCTTGAACCATCTGATCTAAAACCAGTGAGAGGTGTAACATATGCATGACCTGCAACAACAAAATTAGGACTATCTGGTTCTAATGGATCCACTGTAGGATCAGGTACACCCACATCTAATATACCTTCATCAACTGCAATAACTTCACCCGCAAAATGAAATCCTGCAGGGTGTACAAATTTTTTGTATAATGTTTCATAGTCAACTGTAGATATACCACACTTAATCAGTATTGAAAATACTTGATAGATACCTGCATTTACTAAAAATTTTTGACTTTCATATCCTATTCTTGATTCACCCACTTTAAATAAATCTTTTTTAGGATAACTTATTTCGGGCTCTAGTCCAAAAAAACCACGAAAAAAACCTTGTGCAGAATTGAGTGATCCTTTTGCTCTATAATAGTCACCAAGTAATTTAGTCATCAATCTTGGTTTTTGAAAAAATGATGCTGACTTTAACCCATTTCCTATTTCTTCAATAATTGCATCAAGTTCATCTGCATCAACTCTATCTGCATCTCTTGCATGAATAAGTTGTTTAATCTTATAACCAAAACCATTTGCTTGATCACTATCCAAAAAGTCTTGATATTTTTCTAAAAATTGAATTAATTTAGAATTTTCTTCACCAAAATATTCAGGTACTACTTCACCAACTTTAGATGTTGTTAAAGTAATATTTCTTCTATTGTAATCTTTTACTGTATGAGCCATGTTATGTTGTAATTACTGCTAATGTGTTTTGTGTATCTATAGTACCTGCAGAAAGTGATGCATCTCTATCATATTTTAAAATGTGACTTCTCAATGGTTTAACTGTACTTTGATTATCAGGTGTTGCACTTATTTTAAGAGCTGCACCCTCATAAGCACTAATTTTAAATGTGTCATCTAAACGAACTGTGCCATTCAATCTATCATAACTTCCAGCATTTTCATTCAATACACCACTCGTATTAACATCAATAATTTCTAATGTAGTAGTGCTTAATTTATTTCTTAATCTTGCTAAAACATTATTAAATGTAAATACTGAAGAACTTATAACATGCAATTCATCATCAGGTAATGCAAGTCTTGATGGAAAATCTACAGTAACAGGTGCAGATACATTTAATTGAAAATCTGTTGGCGCTACAATCCTTCTTTGTAGTTTTACAGTTGCACTACTATTTAAAATAGCAGGTGATAAAGCATCAAGATCCGTTAAAAGTAATGATCTTCTAAATGTTTTTGCGAACAATTCTAAATTTGCTTTAAAAAATGCAGCAACTGCATCTTTAATTTTAATTTGTGTTGTATTTACTGTATCACCACTTAAATCAGGATCAAAATCAAATTTAACATTAACTTCCATAAATGTTTCGGTTGGATCAACAAATTCAGTATCAATTGACATAACTGATAAATTAGCTGCAAAGTTTGATTTTATCGAATCTTTTGTTTCTTGTTGAATATTAGCTGCAATACCATCTTTAAATTTTAAACTTACATATACATTTCCAAAAGTAGCAGGTATATTATCTTGGCCACCCCATGCAATAACATCATCTAATACATTATTATATTTTCCAATAATTAATGTTTTATAATCTTCCGCAGTAACCATTCTTTGTTGAGCTGCAAATGCAGTTGGTGCATTTAACTTTATGGAATCTATGGATTCTTTGTCAGCACCACCAGCTGAATTTGAAACTTTTGTTACAGTTAAAGTGTAATTTGCACCACCAATTGATGCTTTAGTAGATGCTGTAAATGAAGAAGCATTATTTGCAGTTGCACCTTTTGTTGAAAGATATTCTACAGATATTTTATTACCTGCAACTGGTGCTTGTCCTAATACATTTCCTTCACTAAATATCAATTCGTAGAATCCGTTTGGTGCTTCTCTTACAATATACACTTTTGATGTGGGTGTTATATTAACTGAATTACGTATGTCTGAGTATTCTGAAAAACTTTGTGAGTTTACATTATCAAAAACTTTTATAACAATTGTTGATGTATCGACATTTGTATCTGGTATGATATAAACAGCATTGTCAGATTGATTACCAACTATAAATGTTTTTGTTTTTAATATACCTTCTTTTATTGTAATATTACTTGTACCATCTTGATTTTTAAATGTAAAACCACCAGAGCCATTGTTTAATGCAGTTGTTTCATTAACTGTATTAAAAGTATATGTAACATTATCTATTGTAGATGTAAATGCAGTAAACATTGGAAGTGTTGCGCTTCCTGTTACTGTATCAGTTGTAGAAGCAGTTATATTAACAACAGCTTGTGAACAAGTTTTTGATCTTGGATAATATCCTAAGTTTGCGGCATGTGATAATGCAGATGATCTTAATTGTGCGGTATTTAAAAATGCTTCATTTAACGCCAAATTAGCGGTTAAACCATTAATGTGTGTATTATATGCAAGTACATCTAATATATTATTTAAACCAGAAGCTTCAAAATCATAATCAGAAAATTCTGATTGTTGTGCAAAATAATTTTTTAAGTTTGCTTTAATTGTGTCAAAATCTAAAGCAGATGATTTAATAGTAGTAGCCATTATCTTAACCTCGTAAGTTCTACATTTAATTCTACATTTTCAAATGTGTTAACAATTTGAAATCTTACTAGTAATTCTATTGAATTGTTATCCGGTCTTACATTTACTTTTAATGATTGCACTAAAGCTCTTGGTTCATAATTATTAATCGCTGCGGATATATGATCCATAATTTCCATTTCATCTAAATCATCAATATTTTCAAATAAAAAAGAATTTAAATTACCTCCATAATAATGTGTAAACGGTTTATCACCGTGATTAGTTAATAATAAGTTTTTGATGGATTGTTTAACTGCAGCTGCATCTGTTTTTTTAAAAACGTCACCCATTGATCGTGCAGTAAATGTTAAGTCTACATCTTTGTAAACTCTTTCCCTACTTGATATAATAGTCGGTTTTTCTAACTGACCATCTTCTTGTGAAAAAACTCTAGGCATTATTTAACACACCCACATTCACAACCAGTGCATATATCATTGACACATTCTTCACAATCTTTTTCACAGTGACAATCATGGTTACATTTTTTACATTTTTCGTTACAATTACAATTCATTTTATCCTCCATTTAACTTATATTTATACTAACCTGAGAAAACTTTTGAGGATCCTGAAGTTAAACTGCCTGCATCTACTGCATCACCAATTCTAGCAATCGCTGCATTAACTACAAAAACTTTTTCAGAACCACCACTAATTGTTGCAACGTGCGGTGTACATATAGGACCACCATTTTCATCAGTACCAGTTCTAATATTATGAGTTACAGTTGAATCACCTCTACGTGCTATTAGTATATTATC